TCTCAAGCAAGGATACGGCCTGATCCTTTACTAGCTTGACCGAGTAGTCAAAGTTCTTGTCGAACCACCACGGGAAGAACAGCGCCTTCCAATCGCTCTCGTTGCGGTATGCCCGCATCCAGAACTCATACCACCAGTTCATTCCGGAGCCAGTACCCTCGTACGAGATGACCGTATTGGGCTCGTCTGGTACAGCGTTCTCGATCGCGATCGCACGTCTTTCTGGGTCGGGCCAGATCTGCGGCTCTGTGCAGTGAGCGAAGCGGTACATACCTCCACGGCAAGGGTCTGGGTTCTTAGCCGTGTCGATGTCCAGCAGGCTGTAGATCGGGTCGTCGAAGTACAAGACGGACCGGTTCTCGTACTTCACCGGCAGCTTGAACGGCAGCTTGGTCTTCATGATCTTGCCGATCTCGAGCAGCGCGTTTGCGCCGTCTGTGTCGTCGGCAACGATGACGCCACGAGCGTTCGGAGTTCGAGTTACGTACTCGACTCCGTACCCAAGCCACAGCGTTGAGAAGCCCCACTTTCTAGCCTTGAGTGTGCAGTATCGCTCCGGCTTGCCTGCACGCTGAGTCCGAAGCCGGATCGCCTCAACCGCACGCTGTACTCCGTTGAACTTCCAGCGACCCCACGATCCCGTCTTCTTGTCCTGAAGCTGCAGCACTCTTTCCATGTACTGCCTACGGTGCATCACTTCCGCACCCAGCAGCGCCTTGTGCAGGGCGTACTCTCGCATCGGCCCAGCCTTGACCGCTGCACAGATTTGCTTGACGATCAGCTCCTCTTCTTCTCTTGACAGGGTGCGCATTTCTCTGTACAGACTACCGCATGAAGCGTGCGTTCACCATTCTGGACCAGTACGAAAAGCGCATCGATCTTGAGATGGGCCGTGCTCGGTTCATCAGCTGGATCGAGAGGCTCGAGCAGCAGTACAGCCCTGAGCAGGTCGACGCCATCGTGTCGGCCCTGCAGCGCGAGGCGCTATCGGCAGAGAAGCCGGCCGCGTTCACCATGTGGGCCGTCAAAGGCCCGATCGGTGCTTGGCTTACCGACTACGCCTACGACAAGATCAAGCGCATCGGCAAGCGGCAGAAGGGCTCAGGTACGGAGACGATTCAGAGCGTCTTGCGCAGAAGCCGCAGCGGCGCTCTTTGACTTCGACTGCTGCAGCATGCCCTTGATCTCAGCGAGCGTGCGCAGAAGCTGATGCGCGACCTGCGGTCGCTTGCAGGTCTTCAGCGTGTCCAGCATCATGCGGACTACGAAGTCCTCGCTGATGTCATCGAACGTGAGCGCCTTGCCGGAGCCAAGAAGACGCTCGATTTCCTTGTAGCTCTCGTCCGAAAGAGACGATGCCGTAGCTGCGAAACGCATCAGATCTCCGCGATGTCGTAGTCGATGTATACGAGGCCCGCGCCTGCCGTGAACCGAATCGACACAGGCTGATCGATTTCGATCGGAGATGCGAGGTTGCTTCGGTTCGAGGCTATGTTGCCACCGAACGAACCTTGCAGAATGACCGTGGCGTCGTCGATCGACTTGATCTGATACGTGAACGTCGTAGCGCCCGGAGCAACGAACGACATGATCTGGTTGATCACAACCTTGCCAGAAGACTTGGTCACGTTCTGACCGTTGGCAAGGTACGCAGTGTGATCTTGCATCGCACCCGTGTGGATATTGATCGGGTGGAACGTCGTGTTCAGCGCATGCACGCCACCGACATCAATGAGCATGAACATGTCAGTTTGCGTGGATGTAAGAGACCAGAATGCGCATGGTGGCATCGGTCGCTCCGGCGCTGACGCCGAACCCATGCTTAAGTTCGAGCCACATCGGAGGCGTCGCCCTGTCTGCGGCAACGTTCACAGAGACTCCGTACGTGAACAGCGCAGAGCCCGACATGTTCGTGAACGTCAGCGTTGAAGCAGCAGTAGGTGTCGCGAGAAGCGTGATCCCCGTGATGATCACCTTCTGAGCTCCGAACAGCGCGGACAGCGTGTTCGTAGCGGTGGTGCCGCCCTGACCGTTGGTGGGGTACTGGACAGCAGCAGAAGCAGAGAAGTCCAGAACCATCCACCTCGAGGGCGGATACGGAGTGAGCGGCACCGGCATGGCTACTGACCCTTGAACGGACGAGGGGCCTTCGTCGCGGCAGAGCCACGAGCACCCGTCTTGAGCGTGCCCGTGCTCTTGGCCTGATTAGGCTTGCCCTTGCTCATCGAGCCGGAGTTGCCAGAGCCAACGGGGTATTGCGAGCACTTCATCTCAGCACCCCTTCTCGGACTTCTCCGAGTGATAGCTCTTGCCCTTACCCTTGCCCTTACCCTTCGACATACCGACCTTCTTCATTTTGATCTCCTGTTAGCGGCCGCTCCGGCCGTAGCCGGAGCATAGCCTCAGGGATGGGCCTGTCTAGCCCTCCCGATTTTTCTCGATCTTGGCCAGCTTCGCCTCAACGAGCTGACGCACGAAAGCGGACACGGTAAGTCCGGAATCCCACGCAGCCTTCTGAACCCTAGCGCCATCACGACGCTTGTTCATACGGAAGTAGATCATGCAGCCTCCGTCGAGGTAGGTACGGGGGCGTCCGGGCTTTCTGCTTTTCTTGTTGATAGTTGTCATGCATAATTTCTTCGCATGTCAGCCAACCCCAGTCAAGTAATTATCGGCATCGACACCGGCCAGAAGGGTGCGGCCTGCGTCCTCATCGACGGGAAAGTGGCTCGAATTGTCGAGCTAACCGAGGAGTTCCCGCTTCAGCAGCTGGTTGCCTGCCTATGGGGGTACTCGACTCCGGTTGACTTCATCGACATCGTCTACGAGAAGCCGAGCGGCTTCATGTCGAAGAAGGCCAGCTGGTGGGCGGGGTACTACGAAGCGGTCTGCTTGGCGTTTGGAGAGTGGGCCATCCAGCACCACGCCTTCGACGCATCGGCTAGGATTCGGATCCGGTCCGTGCGCCCTCAGGACTGGCAGAAGCGACTGTTCACGACGACCCCTCGCACCATGAAGACCAAGAAGCGTGCGGCCGTAGAGCTCCGACGCCTGATGCCTGAGGTCAACACCACCCACGACGGGTGCGTGGATGCCTGCCTGATCGCCCTCTACGGTCGGCTGACATCGGGCGGCGAGCCTTCCGTGACGCTCAACCTAGACTGACATGCCCAAGTACATGCTCTGTGGGTACTGCCCCTCCAAGGTCCGGATGGACCCCGAAGGCCCAGTTCTCCCTTCGACGAGGGGCGACATCCCCTACAGCCAGCATGCGCTACAGCATGAAGCCTTTGGGCCTACCATCGATGACGGCTTTGTCACCCTGCCCAAGGGGGAGTACCGCCCGCCACGCCCCTTGCCGGGCTACTCCAAGCTGAACCGCGAGAGCGATGCCATGTTCCAAGAGGACCGTGGCTGGGACTGACTTACATTTCCGTTACCGAGCTCTAACAATGGCGAAACGCAAGAAGGACGTGAATCTGTCGGTTGGCCGAGGCGAGAAGCTGTCGGTCAAGGAAGGCGCTGGCCTGACCGAAAAGGGCCGCCGGAAGTACAACGCGGCCACCGGGTCGAATCTGCAGGCTCCGACGAAGGACAAGGATGACCCTCGTCACAAGAGCTTCTGCGCCCGCAGCCGTGGCTGGACCGGCGCTCGAGGCAAGGCTGCTCGCGCCCGCTGGGGCTGCTAGGGCGTTTCCTTGAGCCGGTCGATCTTACGCAGATCGGCCTCGATGATGGCTAGGATGCGCTCCTGAGCCCACGTGATGCGTTGCTGCGAATGAGTGATTTCGCTCAGCTTGGCGACCACGATCTCTCCGTCGCCGGATGCCACCTGCACCGCGTTGCGGAGCGCGTGCATGGTCTCCTTGAGGATCTTGCGGTCTTCTGTCGCGTCAGCTCTGTCAGCGTCCATGCGGCGCAGGAGCTCGTCTCGGTCCTTGTCTGAGCGGCTTGCCATCCACTTGGCCATCCACACGCCGGCCGCCACGATAGGCCCGACGATCGCCACCACGGTCTCCCACGAGATCGTCAGATACTGACCCTCAGACGCTCCAAGCATGTGTTCTCTCCCGCCATCTTAGCTCGCAAGTAGGCGGGAGCATGCCATACGCATGCATACGTATGCAAGAGCATGCACATGCATGCAAACGCATCTGTGTACAGGCGGGCTTACACAGCTCTTACCGTACTGTAACTTGACTCGGCCTGCTCAGAAGGCACCCTAACTAAGGGAACCGGAGCGCGGAAGCGCGGAGGGTTGCTCGAGGCTCAAGCTGAAGACGTGAGCCGAGAGCTCAGAGCGTAGGGTTCCTTCTACAAGCACCAATCCGGAACCCGTAAGGCTTACCCAACGGTCCACAGCGCGGCTACGCGCAACGCGGCACACGCCGCACAAAGCCTTTTCACCACGGCAAACCTCCAAAACTTCCGTGTGTGGGTGCATGGGTAGCTCCTTCCAACCGGTACTGGCTCCAAAACCCCCCCTGTACCCCCGGCAGGGGAGGGTGCGCGGCGGGCTTGCCCCCGTGGGGCGGATGTTACAGGAGCCTGCTGCAAGCTGCAAGGTGCGTAAAAGCCGGGCCATAGCGCCATCGGCACGGTGTCGGCAGCCCGATTGCAGCCGACGGCGAGAACGACTCGCCTCCCTCGGTCTCCCTCGAAAGGTGGTATCTCTCAGACACGTAGACCCTCATCTCCCTTGCGGACCCCGTACTCGGTTTCGGTTCCGCATCGGCGACAGTAGGACGCTCTTTGACAATCTGGAACCTAGATAGTGCGCAAGCCACTGTCCTAATCCGACGGAAGCTACCCTAGGAGAGAGAGTATCTCTCCGAGATGCAGGTCACGCTGCGGGGCTCGAATCGAGGATGCAGTCGACGCCGATAGGCGGTAGACGCTCGAATAGACGGAACGGTCAAGCTTGGTACGACAAGGAACGTAGCACGAAGTCCTTCTAGGTCGCACCCCGATACATCGGAGCGGCGACTGTGACGCCGTCCCGATAGAGGGCGGGAACCCTATCCCCTCGAAACGTATCTAGGTGTGCTGCAGTGAGCGAACGACGCCTACGTCGTAGGGTCTGTCAAGGTCGCAAGCGAACTGCAGATGCCACACACACTAGAGCGCGCTGCAAGGCGAAACCCTGAGAATCCCGAAGAGATTCTCTCGGTCGACAGATGGAATCTGTCCTGACGAGCCGTCAGCACTACCAACAAACCACAGAGGAACTCTATCCATGAAGTACCGTAACACTCAGCAGAAGCAACTCGTCGAACTCTACACGCTGCTCGAAGAGCAGCAATCCGGACACGCCGATCTCGCGAAGATCGCGAAGCTCGCGGGCAAGCTCGGCTTCGAGTACCTCGATCTGAGCTCGAAGAGCTCGGTCAACTCAACCATGGACGAGATCGCGGGCACGTTTGCCTGCATCGACCTCGGAGTCTGATAACCAAACCAACAAACCAAGGAGACCTACCATGAAGATCATCTACAGCATCGAAACCACGAACCAGTGGATCCACGTGGAATCCAAGGACGGGTACGTGGTTGTGCTTGACCTACTGGCAAGCCCTGAAAACCGAATCATCTGCTTCTTCGAGTCCGAAGAAGACGCCGACAAGGCGATCGCCCTTGCCAAGGCGTACCACGCTGAGAAGGAGGAGGAGATCTCCTACTACAGCGACGACTTCAAGGATGTGCACGGATTCCGTCCGAGCCTCGCCGCTGTGGTCCTGATGGCCCCCGAAGAGATCCGCGCCCGCCGACTGGCCCTCTAACCAACCAAGGAGACAAGTACCATGTTCAGCATCGACAACTGCACTCGCTTCGAGCTCTACAGCTCCGAAACCAACGAAACAACGATCGAGTGGCGAGACGCTGAGGATCGCGTCGTCCGCGTCGTCTACGACGACGGCTTCGAGTACCAGTCAATCGAGGAATGGGAATACCAGCCTCTTCACGTCTGGCACAGGATCACGGAAACGTACATCGACGGTTCGACCGTGACACTGAAGTGCAACGGTAAGACCGTCGACTACACGGAACAGTAACCCAAGGAGACCAACCATGAGCACCGTGATCTACGAACGAGAGACCCATCGGGTCTGGATCCAAGTCGAACTCAAAGACGGGTACGTGCACGTGCTCGAACTCTGGCCGCGCAGTCGCAAGCTGAGAGTGTACGAAGACTACAGCGACGCCGACGAGGCGGTGCTGTTCGCCAAGAACCTGTTCAACTAACACCAAACCAACAAACCAAGGAGACAAGTACCATGTTCATCAGCTCGAACGAGAAGACAGACAAGCCCGTCAAGGGATACACGCTGCACATCATGCAGCTCGCCCCCGCAACGGTAGCCAACATCAAGTTGGCCGACGGCACGAAGCTCGACACCTGCAAGGACGCACGCGGCGACTGCGCTCAGACCTGCATCTTCTTCTCAGGTCGCGGCGAGATGCCCGCCGTGTGGCAGGCCCGCGTGCAGCGCACGCACGATCTGTTCCTGCCCGACGGCACCGCCAACCCCGTCGCTGTTGCCAAGCTGCATCTTGAGATCTCCAAGCTGCACGCCAGCGCCAAGCGCAAGCGCAAGCGCCTCGCCCTGCGCCTCAATGGCTTCTCTGACCTCGACTTCGTCGAGCTTCTCGGCAGCGACTTCTTCAGCACGTGGAAGGACGTTCAATTCTACGACTACACGAAGCACCACGGTCGCTGGATGCGATACCTTCGCGGCGAACTGCCCGCCAACTACGACCTGACCTTTAGCATAAGCGAGAAGCACACGCTCGAGGAGATCCTCCCGATCGTGCAGCAGAAGCACGCTCGCCCCGCTCGCTGCGCCACGGTCAGCCGCACGCCGGAGACCATGATCGACGGCATCACCTACGTGGACGGCGACAAGCACGACGCCACGTTCACGCACCCGACTGGCACCGTCCTCGTGCTCTCTGCCAAGGGCAAGGGCGGCAGCCGCAACCCGAAGGCTAGCTCCTTCATCCCCGCCTGATCTGACACGTCAACCAACACAGGAGAACTGACCATGAAGATCCACGAATCCATCACCCTTCAGCGAATCATCGACAGCGTCGAGGCCGACGACCAACTCGGCATCTGTCTGGCCTGTGGCGAGGACCACGACGGCTACGTCGAGCCCGACGCCCGCAAGTACACGTGCTCGTGCTGCGGCAAGAAGCAGGTCTACGGCACGCAAGAGATCATGTTCATGATCCACGCCTAACTGACACGTCAAACCAACCAACCAACAGGAGACACGTACCATGACCGACACGTCCGACCGCCGCAACAACACCTTCTACTTCGAGTTCAAGACCACCAAGACCGAGGCGCTCACGCAGCTGCTCATCGACAGGATGCTCGAGAACGACATCGACGACGACATCAGACTGGCCGCCATCGACAAGCTGATCGAGTCCGACGACACCCTGCGCGAGAGCGCAGTCTATAGCCTCATCGAGAACAGCGACGAAGAGTGTATCGATCATGCGGCAGAGATGCTGATCGACAATCGTGACGGCGACGTGATCGAGCGCGCCGCAGAGATGCTGGTAGACAATGGTGACGGCGACGTGCTCAAGCGCGCAGTCGAGAGCGCCGCAGAGATGCTCTCCGAGCAGCGCGACAGCGAGTGCATCAGCATGGCTGTCGACAAGCTGATGGACAACGACATCGAGCACTTGTCCCGCATCGCCGTCGACAGGCTTCTCCACAAGGCGGAGACTGACAGCGAGTTCGCCAAGCGCCTCAACCTCCCCAACCATGAGCAGTCCAAGGCTCTCAGCGAGGCGGCTGAGACGATCGCCAAGCTTCAGTCTGACATCCAGACCATGAGGAACATCATCAACAACATGGGCGACGCCGCCCGCCTGATGATGGACCGCTGCGATCAGTGCTTGGCAGCGTCCTACAAGGTGTGATTCTCATGTGAGAATCGCTAGCATCAACCAACAACACCAACCAAGGAGACAATGACCATGAAGATCATCCACCGCACCATCTCTAAGAGTGTCGCGCTCCACGTGATCGAAGACGAAGAGACCATCTGGGTCCGTGACTCCGGCCCCTACAAGTCAGTGCTCGGACTGTACGGACACGATGAGAAGGAGCAGGCGATTGCCGATGCGGCTCGCTACGCGGCCTTCAAGGAACGGGTAATCGAGGAACACATCGATCTGTTCGGGAAGCTGTTCGGTTGGGAGCCGAGCCTTGACAGGCTGCGCAGCATGACGCTCAGCGAGATCCGCACTGAGATCGAAGAGATCCAGAAGTACGTCGATGTGGAAAAGACCATGCGCTTCATCTCTGAAGGCAACTGACACGTCAACCAACAACACCAACCAAGGAGACAATGACCATGGATAAGTTCCCCAAGCTCGGAAGTTTCAAGCACCAACCTCACACACCACTGCACGTCAACCCCATCAACCGACGCAGCTTCACGGCGATGCCGCTGTCGTGGTCTGAGTGCACCGAGTACGACGATGAGACCCACGACCGTCACTACAAGGTGCTCTACGGCACCCGCATCTGGGGCGGCACCACTCCGGTGGCGTGGCGCGTGATGCGCGAGCTGTCCAACAATGAGATGGCAGACGCAGGACTGACCAATTCCACGACGGACTACGAAGACACGCTGTTCGTCTGCCTCGAAGCTGCGAACAGCAGCGACGGGTCCAAGTGGATCCGCATCACTGGCGACTTCGTTACCGAGAGTGAGGCCATCGACCTCGTCGAAGAGTACGTCGACATCGCTGAGCGCATGGATGCGCAGCACTACAACATGACCCAGTCAATCAAGAGTCACTACTACCGCACGGTGCAGCGCACCGACCTTCAGTAACCCTAACCAACAGGAGACCATGACCATGACCACGACCGACCAACAAACCATCTGGCTCTGCGACGAAGACCTCGACCGGATGAACATCCGGCTGCGAGAGCGAGCCCTCAAGCTGGTGCCGATTCAGCGGCACAAGTACGCAGGAGCCACCAACCACGTGGTGAAGTGCCACGTGCACCCACTGTACAAGGACCAGACAACTGCATCGTCCGAGGTCGACGAGTGCGCCATCTCGATGCGCATCCCGTACATCTCGTACTCGATCATCGCCTCGCTGCCGAAGCTCGAGGCGCACTGCGAGTACGACACGTTCGAGTCCATCACCAACAAGAAGGTTCTGTCCTCGAGGATCACGTCGTTCGACATTCTCACTGCGGATCAGTACGGCAGGCGCAGCAGCGAGAACCGTCCGATTGTCGCCATGACTTTCGAGTGCGAGGTCGTGCGCACGCTCTGGTCCTACGGAGACTTCTCCAACAACGAGTACGAGTTCCTTGCGGACGACGTGCTCTCCCTTGTCGACACCACCCTGAACGAGATCGGCTCCGAGCGCGAGCCCAAGCAAACCATCCAATGACGACGACTATCATCCACATCGAGCTGACTGTCGAGGTCAGCGCCGACTGCATCCGAACCAAGGCCACGCGGGACGAGCCCGGATACGTGGAGTTCCAAGACCACCGCATCTTCATCTCCGATGAAGTGTCCGGTCTTCAGATCGAGCTCACTGACCAGCAGGTCAAGAAGCTCATGGACCACTACAGCGACGAGGTGGAAGATTGCCTCCTCGACGCAGAAGCTGACAACTACTAACCAACAAGGAGACATCATGTTCACCACCAATTCTTCTCACTTCGATAACTACGTCCGCTTCCACGAGATGGCGTTCATCACCAAGGACGGATTCCTCGGCGCCTCGTTCTTTGCCAGCAACGACTGCAAGAGTTGCGGCGAGCGCGGGCCGTCCGCTGACTACCGTATCACCATGCCGGCCGAGTCCCACGAAGACTTCGTCGATGCCCTTCGCCGCCTTGCCGACCGTGTCGAGCAGGTCGTGAGCGAGCGCAACAAGAAGAACTCCGAGGCCATCCTCAAGGCGTTCGATTCGGACGCCGACGTGGAGGAGAAGCCGTGAGCTACATCGGATACTGCGTCCTCGCTGTCATCATCGCTGCCTGCTGGATCATCGACGAGTTCATCAACGGCCCCGACGTGGGCAAGGACTAGACATGGCACACCTCAAGCACAAGCAGATCGATCAGATCTACAACACCATCACTCCCGATCAGGAGGAGGCAAGCTGCCGACTCGCAGAGAAGCGACGGCGCAGCTGCCGCATCGTCGACATCGTGACCATCACCGTCATCATCGGCGGATGGGTCGCGCTCTTCTTCTACGCAGCACACATCACCAACTAAGGAGAACGCATGAAGTACTGGTTTATGAACAAGGGATCTTTGATTGATCACATCAACGCTTACTACGAGGAGATGAACGGGTCGAAGTCTCTATGCCCGATACGTATCTCTTCTTTCGGTGACTGCCCAGCTAAGCTTTTCCAACTGTGCAGTGGAGCTGACAAGGAGCAGCTAACAGCTAGAACACACCGCATCTTCGAGATGGGTACGCAGCGAGGCTCTGCGCTGTGCATGGCCATCGGAGGAATGATCGCTGGATACTTGCCGGAGTATGAACTCTGGATACCAATCAATCTGCCTGCGTCTGTCGCAGACAAAGTCGTAAGCCTTATGTCCGAACGGTTCGGAGCCGTAGACCTTCCAGTCAAGACAGACCCTGACTTCCCCAATGCACTGATGGTTCGAGGCCGAGCCGACGCAGTCCGACTAGTGAACGACGGAACGGCAAGCATTGTCGAGTTCAAGACGAAGAACAGCTTCGGTTTCGACAAGCTTCCAGAAGAAGGTCCGGGTCTGCAGTACACGCTACAGGTCATGGGCTACATCAAGGCGCTTGAGTCAGAAGGCTACAAGGTCACCGACGCTACCTTCATCTTCGAGAACAAGGATAACTGTGATCTGTACGAGCATCGCCTCAACATCGAGGCGGCTCAGCGCATGTACGATGAGTGGCTGCCCAAGTTCCAGCGCATGCTGATCGAGCTAGCTTCCGGCAGCGATGCGGCTTCACCGATCCCGACTTCGGTCGAGCCGAGCTACGTCGCTGAGACCGTGTCGAAGATGCTGCGCGATCAAGCACGGACGGCGAAGCTTCCGTGGAACTGCAACTACTGCTCGACTGGTCCGGCCAAGTGTGCACAATGGTGCGCGGCACAGAGCATCGACATCGAGATCGTCGACAAGCGTCGCAGTGGATCCGACAAGCCTGCATACACGGTGATCTCAACCCTATGAAATCAAACATGAACGACCCCCTCGACATCTCGCCCAACGAGATCAACGCGATGCGCAGCTCATACGACGAAATGGCGCTGCGTCTTCTTTCTCAGTTCGACCCTGATCCGAAGGTCGCAATCGAAAAGCTGGCGAAGCAAACCCTTCACATCACGCAGACTCTCATGCTGACCAAGGATCAGCTCACACAAGAACAGGCTTCGTTCGTCGCTGGGATAATCAACATGTCGATCACGCCCGTGATCATTGCCCAGTGGCGCAAGATGAAGCGTGACACCAACCGTAAGGAGAACCAATGACCGACATCGAACAACAGATCCGCATGCTCCACGCCCCGTTCGACCCGTGCGAACTGGAGTGGCGCTTTCAGAAGACTGGCAAGCAAGGCAACGGCGGCGTCATGCTGCCCTACGTTTCGGCCCGTGCGATCATGGATCGCCTCGATCAGGTGATCGGGGCCGGCAACTGGAACGACAGCCTGCGGGTACACGGTGAAGGCGAGCGCCGCACGTGGGTCTGCACCCTGTCGGTCGAGCTTGCCGATGGCAAGGCTGTGGTGCACGAGGACGTGGCCGACGAGACTCACGTCGAGCCCGCCAAGGGCGGTGCCTCGGACGCGCTCAAGCGGTGCGCCGTCAAGCTGGGCATCGGCCGCTACCTGTACTACCTGCCCAAGTTCTACGTCGAGGACCAGCCCCGCCCGTCCCACAAGTGGACCGAGCACATCGCCCAGCACCTGCCTCGCAAGTGCCCGTGGGCTGTGCCGGGTGGAACCGGACGCCCGCCGGAGGGCAAGGGCTCGAGCGGCTGGAACTTCGATACCAGCTTCTCTACCGGAGCGGGCGACGCCCCCAGCGACGAGCCCACCATGGCCGCTCCCAAGCCCGCCCCTGCGGCTCAGCCTGCGCCCAAGCCTCAGCCGCCCAAGAGCGTGCCGGAACGCAAGCCAGCGCCTCCTGCGCAGTCCAGCGGCCCAGCCGACGCTGACGACCCCGACGTTCCGCTGCCGACCCACTCGGCCGCGCCCTTCGACCTCGGCGCCAAGATCCGCTTCGGCAAGTACAAGGACCAGACATGGGGCTGGGTTGCCATGGGCTCACCCAACGGTCGCCGCCGTGGCTGGCTGCGCTGGTCTGCCGAGAACCGCGCCACGTTCGACCGCGACTCCATGAAGGAGCAGGCGTACATGGCCGAGCAGATCCTGCAGTGGCTCGAGGGCAAGGCCACTCCGGTCGAAGATCCGTGGTCCGACGACAAGGTCCAGCGCGAGGACGAGGGGGCCGAAGGCTTCCCTTGGGAGGGCTGAGATGGACGCTCCCTACCAGCGTCACTCAGACACCAGCAAGGCAGCGGCCGACCTGATCAGGGCTCACCTGCCTAGGCACCAGCACCTCGTGCTGTGCATCTTCCGAGCGCATCCCGACACGGCGTTCACGGACAACGACCTGATCGAGTTCGTCATCGCGAACGAGATCCCCATCAGCATGAACGGTGTCCGAGCTCGGCGCATCGAGCTGCTTCGCAAGAACCTGATCACCGAGTGCGGCATCAGGGCTGGCGATTCCGGACGACTGGCAAAGCAGTACCGACTCGCTTAGCATCTAGAACGGTTGCAGGACGTGGTACTCCTGCCTCCTTTTGTTGGTGCCGGAGGGTTGAAGCGCAAGCTTCTTCCCTCCGGTTTCACTTACGCGCACGAAGCAACGGAAGCAGCCTCGGCACAGCACGTAGCGCCGTGATCCATCCGGTCAACAGCGCGACGCCTATCAGCGGCGGGACTTGATCTCGCGGCATACTTCGATCAGCAGCTTCACGATCATCGCCAAGGTGGCGAAGTCGATGGCCTTGGGCTCAGCGAGCAGGCGCTCGCACTCGTCCAGCTTCTCGTCGATGTTCATTGCGCTTGCTCCTTCAGGATCTGAACCTTCTGCCCGCCTTGCAGCACGGCAACCCAACACCCCGACTCGGCGTTGAACACAGCCTCGGGGAACAGGATGCGGCACCAGCTGGGGATAGGCTGGTCGAGCTCGAACTCCTCGTCGAAGTCCAGCCCACGGTTGATGACTCGACGCTTGCCATCGGTCAGGTTCACGGCCGCCCACGGCGTACCGTTGAAGTGGTCTCGACCGCCGACGAACGCGGTCCCCTTCACATGCCCGACGAACAGACGCTCGAATGGATCCCATCGGGCATCGCCATTGCCGGAGAACGAGATCTCGGCGTGGAACGGGGAAGGCCCAGCCATGTCCGTGCTCGAGCACGACATAGCCATGGCACACACGATCAATGCGGTCAGGTACTTCATCGGATGAACTTCATGAACCTTGCAGCCTGCGCAGCAGCGCCCTTCATGGGCAAGGACTGAACCGCAGTACTGGGAGCCATATCATACATAGCCGGACCGAACACCTTGGTCTGGTCTTCGAACGATACGTCGAGATCGACAGACGCACCGTTGGTCCGTTCAGCAACCCAAGCATTGCCAAGCCGTAGCGCCTCTAGGTCCGCGCCCTTAGCCGACTTCATGTTCGGGATTCCCGACGAGATCCAGATACGAGCAAGGATGCCCTCGTTGCCGGAGGTGTTCTTCATCTGCTCGTACAGGAAACGCATCAGCTGAACGTTGTCACCAGCCCCACGCCACGCAGCGCGAACGATGCGGTCGTGCAATGCAGGGTCAACGTCCTTGCGATAGATAAGACCTGTCTCGCTGGACAAGAGTGTGTCGAGCACCTCCCTGCGTGACTGCAGAGCATTGACGGTCTCAGCCACCCATAGCTTCCGCATCTCAGGGGTATCACCCTTGGAGGCGAGCCACTTGCCCAGTTCCGTTGACGGGTTCTGCCGAATGTCGAGATGACCGTTCGCATCCTCGATCACGTCTCGAGACAGGTTCAAGTACGCATCGAGCCGGCTAGCGTATGGAAGCGTAGCCATGTCAAGCGACTCCTTGTACGTCCTCGAGAGGAGGTTCAGGATCGTCTGCTCGATCTGCCTGTTGCGAATATCTGCACGAGCTTCTTCACCAGATTCGGAAGCAGGGTAGATAGGGTTCCCAAGAAGCGGCACGCGGCCAACTCCGTCCGTCTTCGGTGCGCGGGATGCGGAGCTCACCCTCGATGTAGGCAGCAGCGTTCGAGACGTGATGGCCGAAGCCATCTCTGCGAAGGTAGGCTTCATCCGGCTAGACGGAAGTCCGGCCAGCATCTCCGAGAACGTTCGGCTTCCGAAGGCAGACTCCTCCAGCGCGACCTTCATCTCTCGACTGAAGCCGGGGCCGAAGACCGATGTGCCACCAAGGGGAGCGGACATCTCGGCCGCTACACCCTGAGCTACCTCGGCAATGACCTGTGCCTTTGACTTGCCCTTCTCGCCCTGAAGCAGCTTCATCGCGTCCAAGAACGTGGCCGTCGCCGCCATGCTGAACATACCGAATCCGTTACGCGGATCAGGTTCTGCCACCATGAAGTCGTTGGTCTCGTCGAGAGACGCCGATACCTCGTTGACGAAGTCAACTCCCGGAACGTAGTCCTTCCAGTCAATGATCGTGGACTGACCGCCGACCGTTGGGCCACGGCTCATTGAGAGCATCTCTCCGGCTTGGCTGTGAGTTCCGATAGATCCGAGGCTTGCAGCGTGAACGAAGTTCTTTCCGAAGCCCTGCAGGTATTCGACCCAGTCACGTACTGCCAAGGTCGCCTTGCCGGAGCTGCTTCCTCCAAAGCTAGGAAGCGGAGCGTCACCATGCCGACGACGGAGGATGTCGAGCGTGACCGGATCAAGTTCGGTGCCCTTGAGGACATCGCTACCAGCTGCAGCTTCGCGCAGGTCTTCGTCGTCACCACCAAAGGCTTGGCTCACAAGGCGAATCATTGCCAGCGCAAGCGCCGTGTGCGCGATGCCACGCCACGACATCGTGTGACGAGCCATCGTCGGATACATGGCAGCGCGGTACATCCAGAAGGGAGATGCGGCACCCATCTGGACCATCTGCCGTCCGATCAACCTCCAGTTCTGATCGAGACCCTTGCCCTTTCCTGCTCGGGCATAGCCCAGCTTGGCATACCCCTCCTCTCGAAGACGAGTAGCTCCGGTCTGGAACTGGGTCGTCATGCGGAGCAGGGTCGTGTTGCGGTCGCTGAAGTCACCCGTTCCCTCGCTCGCCCAACGCACGGCATCCTCATGCTTCATGCCAATGCGCTTTGCTTCGATGATGGCCGCGTGCTTCCACCACACCTCGTGGAGGTTGTACACACCGAGCAGGGCTCGGACCGCCTCCGCTCTAACAGCGGGGTTCGGGTCAGAGGACAGCTTGCTGACACGGCTCGAGAAGCTTCCCCAGCCACGGCCGGCACGATACGCGGCCTGAGCCACAAGGTTGAGATCCGACTCGGCAGAAGATTGACCGGATCCCCTGAACATAGGGTTCCCATCTGCCCCATAGAACATGCTGGCTAGCACGTCCGCACCGTTGACCGGATCGTTGATCATGTGGGCCAGCGTCGCACCACCAATCGACAGGACCGTCGAATCGAAGTTGAGCGCCCCTTCGCTCCATTGAGACTTGGGAAGGTTCGCCTTCTTCGCGGCATACCATTCAGCTGCTTCCCAAGCAGCGTCAGCGTATACGCCTTCTCCGGTCAGGATCGACTCGAACATGTCCGACATCGGAACCTTTCCGGTCATGCTGTTAGTCGAAAGGTTCGTGGTGAACTGAAGCACCCAGTGCTTCGGGTTCTGCACTGTACGCAGCTGACGCCACATCAAAGTGACCTGCTGCAAAGCGTCGGTCATCGACTCAAGCGCACCACCAGAACGGTACGCCGTGATGTCGTTGCGCTCGAGCAGGAACGCAATCTCTCGGCTAGCGTGCCACGTGATGTGGCCATTCTGAAGCGTGTTAAGAAGCTTCTTCATGGCCGGTGTCATAGTGGCTTTGCCACCACTGCGAAGCTCGATCTCGTCATCGATGAACGTCTGAATGACAGCCGCTTCGAGCTTAGTGTTCTTTCGCTCCTCAAGGATTTTGTCGGCGTCAGCTCTGCTGAGCTTGCCCTCGTTGAGCATCGCCTCCTCTTCCTTGGTCAGCTTCGGAACTAGGACGCCTTCTCCAGTACGCACCAAGCCACGATCGGCAACTCGCGTGTACTGCTGACGCTCGACAACGCCCATGCGCTCGTAGTCTTCCGGAGAAACAACATGTCCCTCGGCCACGAGACGGTTGAGAATGCGGAACGTTTCCAAACGCTTGGCGACTCGGACCGCGCTCAACGGCATCACGTATCGAATGTCGAAGATGCGGCGCATCGCATCGCCGGATGCACCGATGTCCCTAGGAAGCTCTGCAGATGAAGCCGTGCCACCCTCGGCTCGAGAGTCTCGCAGCACCCAGTCCTTGCCGCCGAGAGTCTCAGCGACTTCTGCGAAGCGTGCCGGGAGATAGTGGTTGCGCATCATCTCGAACTGCTCCGAGCTGATGAGGCCCAGCGAAACCATCTCCTTGCCCATCTCGACCATCAGCTGGTTCCACTCAACCAGATGGTCGTAGTACTTCGCCGTGTCGGGGCGGCCGAGAGCCTTCTCGAATTCGTTGCGGTCTCGGAAGCGAACGACGGCACCAGCTTCCAGCATCGAGCCGAGCAGCGCGGCATCCTGCGGGGATACATTCCAGTCATGAAGCTGCTTCAGCATCGTCTGGATACGGTTGAGCAACAGCTGCGTAGAGGCAGCAGACTCGAGCTGTGCGCTCATCATCTTTTGGTTGCTCTTCAGAACCTCTTTAGTGCCGAGGCCACGCGATCCACGAGCGAAGATGTTCCATCGCTGCCACAGGTTGACGATGCTGGAAGCAGCCTTTTCAGTAAGCGTGTCCTGAGGGGTCTTCTTAGGATCGGTCTTGAAGTAATGGCGGTATTCCACCGGAAGCCGGCTCTTGAGCTCCTCGGCAATGGCATTGCGAGTAGCTTGAGCTCGGGCAGATTTCACATTGGCACCCGGCCTACTCCAGCGCCATGCCGCATTCCGAAGTTCGCCATCGCTCATCTTGCGAGCGGCAGATCTTTCAGAACTTTGGAGATTGATCCGATCAACCCACCACCGAGGGCTGAGATACGGGAGCGGAGCATCGATGGAATCGGTAGCGACGGGAATGATCTTGGTCCACTTGAGACGGCCGCTTAGGACGCGGTGGTGATACCCGCTGGCAAACTCAAACATTGCAGCGGCAACCTGAACAGACCACCGGCCAATAGTCTTGGCATCTCGTGATGTGATCGGAATGCCAGAGAACATGTAGATGTACTTGGAGTCGGGGATCACTCCAGTCTTCGGCTTACCCGTGACCTTGCTGATGATGACCTTCCCTCGTCCGGGCTTGACACCAGAAGACTCAGACTCTACGTCAACTCCTCCAATTGTGTCGTATACAAACGACTCATCAGCATCGGCCTCTCCGCTTGGACCTACATATGCAAACTTGCCTTTTGATCCGATCGCACCGAACGCATCGTTTTCCGTTTTGGCATAAACAAGTGACCCTTGTACGTTGGCTTCTCCGATTGCCCTGCACAGGTTTACGTACATCGTTCGCTGAAATGCATTAGCGTATCCGCTATCAATCTGCATTCCGTACGGCGATTCAGAAATCTTGAAAAACTGCTCGATTCCGAGCTCTTTTGCACGACTCATTACTGAATCGACTGAGCTCTCTGCTTGAACGTCTGAGGATTGCAATTCAAGCGCATCAAAGACCAGATCCGTAGTCCGTTGAGCTCTGAAGGCAACCTCAGGTGTATGCCCAAGGGACATAGACATAAGGGCCGTGGTAACGGAAGCTAGCTCCTGCGACTTCGCATGAAGCTCGACCGACCGTGACCACGCATGGGCGATCTTTGCCTCGAGCTCTTCATCGGTTGCAGTATCCGGCTCGTATGTCTCGCGAAGCTTCTGGTCTAGTTCTAGATCATTCACTGTCCTCGATCCGTCAGCGTTCTGCGTGTACATCTTTCGAAGACGACGCAGGTATCGTGTGACCTCGATAGGCTCGGACGAGCTGATGTTCAGGCCGGCGACCGCGAGGAGGACGTTCAGAGAGTTATGAAGCTCAGAGATGTCGCTCCATAGGACTTCAGCCTTCTCCTTGAGGGCCTGTTCCATCTCATCTTTGGATGTGCTCTTGGCTTCTTCCTCTGTCTTCGGAATCTTGGGAGCGTCATCCGACGCATCGGAGATAGCAGCTTCGGCTTCATTCGTTGCCGCCGCGATCTGAGCTGCCTTGAGCTCTTCGTCCGTAATGGGCCGCCGCCCTTCTTCCTTGGTGCCCTTGCCACCGTCACCGACGGAGAAAACGGAAGCGGATTCAGGCAGAACCTGAACATCCATCGGCTCGCCTTGCAGGTTGAGCGCCATTCCAGTCGCAAGCTCAAGAAGAGTCTGGCCGTTGACATTAGTTGTCAGTGAAGCGGTAGAGCCTCCTTCAAGCTTTAGATTGTTGGCAATCATTCCAGCAAGCGAAGCGATCGGTGACTTCACCTGCGTTCCGGCATCGCTGGCGACAGCCCGCATGCCCTTCATGTGGCTTTCCCACACCGCGTCTACCATCACGCCAATGTTGTCAACCTGATGCGACTGGCCTGCCTTCGTTAGAGCATTCGAGTACCAAGCGACAGCTTCTTTTCGTCCAGTAGTGCTCCACCACTCGCCGTAGCGAGCCAGCTCCGATGTCTTCAGGAAACCGCTTCCGCCTCCACGCCCAGACCTAACGTTCCCTTCAACGGAGACCCCAAGCGGAAGAGATGCGATCATGCGAAGCAGCGGAAGATTCGCACTGATTTGGCTGTCGCTGATCAACCGGCGTCCACGATTGTCACGAATCTGCGAAGCGACAGAGTTGATGCGAGCGTCATACGCAGCACCGTATTGCTCTACGCCTGCGGCGATAGTCATCACACGCTCTACCGGAACACCGAGAATAGCGGCAATGAGATTCGGGCTTTTGCTCTTGCTTGACCTGCGAACTCCAGCCGCATACACAGCGCCTTGGATCATGGCATCCATGCGCTTGTTGTAGTCGCTGTCTTTTCCTCCAGACGCGGCGATCTCAAGCCGAATCCGCATGACATCTTGGATAAGGTCGAGAACCTTTCCAGTCGTCTCATCTGTCCCTACGTTGCCAGCGCCCTTGGCCGAGGAGCTGAACAAGTCCAAGGCTCCGATGAATGCCCGTCGAATTGCCGCATCCGGATTACTCGCAAGCGTTTCAAAGCTTGGAGATCCAGAGATGATCTCAGCCTTTTCAAGAGTGGCCGCAGCATCCGCTACTCCTTGAGCTGCCTCTGGAACGCCAGCCTCTGCTGCAGCAGCGATGAGCGTCTCAGCCATTTTCTTGACTTTGTCACGCTTTGCAGCAGCGTTGCGCTTGCTGCTGATCGAGGACTCCGTGTTGCGGGCAGGCTTGTTCTCAATGTTGAGCCGAGCCTTAGACTCGTCCCGCATGTAGCGGCTGACCTGCACAACTGCGTCGAGGATGGACTGATCGTATTGAGCAACAGAAGGAAGGAAGTGGTACAGGCGCTGAGTCGCGTCCATTGCAGCGAAACCGCTAACAAGAGACAGGTTCTCAACGATCTCGTTCTGCGCTTCCTGCAGGCGCTGAGGGGCAACGCGAGTAACGACTCCAGACTTGCGCACAGCCTCGACGCACTTGTTCGCCATCACGTTGATAGCGGAGATCTTGCGACGCAGACGGGTAATGCGCTGCTCGGCACCACGGCGAGCGCGTTCAAGCTCGGACTTCGTGAGCTTGTCTTTGGCCGAACGCAGATACTCGACGGCCGCAGCCTCCGCTTCGGTCTGCAGCTGAACGAACAGCTTTTCGCGGATGTCCTTGATATCCGCCTCGAGCTTCTGGACAAGAGCCTGAAGCTTCTCATCAAGCTGCTTGCGAGTCGGCTCAGGCTTGGGCTTATCTACTTGCGTGTCCGGCTTTTCCCCGCCTTGCGCAGGGCGATCGCCACTGCCTGCTTCTGTGGGCGGCCGGTCTTCAAGTACTTTGTTCCTGACATCTTGAGTGAGGGCCGCATACTCATCGGCCTTCTTCTTGAACGCAGCCCGATCGGCGTCGCTAGCTGCGGTCTTTGCGGCAAGCTCGTATCGCCCAGCCAAGGCTTCACCTTCACGGATGATGGCACCAGCATCGCCGGAGCCCTTCTCCATGAAGTCGTACCAAGCGTTCTCGAACTTCCCGATCTTCTTTCCTTCGGGGCCGGTGATCTGGCGCTCGAACAAAGAGCTCTCGAACGAGACCTGACGGATGGAGTCACCCCGGGCCACGCTTCCGCCGACCTTGCGGGCGATACGATTGGCCGCCTCCATGACCTGAGCTTGGTTGCTCGGACCGGTGACCATCTCGGCAACGACCACGTTGTTCGCATTCACAACCTGCGTAACGTGCGTTGCATCGACCGGCTTGCCACCGGCTAGGCCATACAGGTACTCACCGATACGCTCCTCGGTCATGCGGCCAGCGCCGATGTCTCGACGCATGGCTTGAGACTTATTCGGATCGTTGGTGATGAACGTACCGATACCCTTGGCGTACACCTTGTACACGCCCTTGGGCAGCTTCTCATCGACCTGCATTCCATCCGGAATGAAGACGACGTTCTTGGGGCTGACGCCCTCGAACATCATTTCCAGCTGAGCCTGAATCGATTGCATCGTCTCAGGCACGGGAGCTGTCGGCGGACTTTCAACCGATTCAGAAACGGCCGGAGGATTTTCCGCAGACGTGGTATCGACCGGTGCGCTAGTCTTTGCAGCAGCAGCAGCGGTATCAGCAGGGTTATACAGCTGCTCTCCAAGCGCCTTCTGCGCAGCAGCCAGCTTGCGATCCTCGCGAACAAGCTGGGTAATAAGTTTGCCGATTTCGCTCTGCGCCGCTTCCATTTGACGGCCACGAGCAAGCCGCTGTTGGCGCTTGAATCCGAGCTCTGCCTCTGCCTGCACACGAGACATAGCAGCCTTCTCAAGCTCAGCGAGCTTGGCATCGGACCGAATCGCCTCGATGAGCTTCATCACCTCACCCGGAGCGACGATCTGCTTTCCATCTCGCATCTCTCCGCGACGGTCTAGCAGTTCAAGTCGACGCGCATTGCGAAGAGTTTGTCGATTTCGGTTGTTGATGAATGCTGCAACCTTGCGACCGACGTACGAGCTAGGAACAAGTCCAGCCTTGATCCGCTCGATGTCGCTATTCGGCTCTAGCCCAGCAGCGATACGAAGAGGGTCGCCACCATCCACAACCTTGGCCGCAATAAGCGCGACCTGCTTAGCCTCGCGCAGGCCATCTTCAGTGAACGCGAAGCGAGCCTCGAGCGGCTCATTGTTCACGTCGATACGATACTCGTCAGCGCCCGTAGCAGACTTCTGCTGGACAATATTGATCGTGCGACGGGCACCCTCCGGAAGCTTAACGGCGAAGATCTTGATGCTCGACGCCTCGCCGCCTTCACGCGGAAGGATGCGCCCGATCTTCGGGACGAACATCGAGTCGATCTCTGTCGCCGTGAAGCCATCGATAGGTAGCAGGCCCAAGTCTTCGGTCTCGCCTGCTGCCGGGTCGATGTCGACCTCTTCGACCACGGGGGGCTCCACACCTCGTTCGCGCATGTTCATGCGCTCGCGACGCTCGTCCTGAATCAGGGATCGAATCTCTCCATAGGAAGCCTTCTCGGCGGCGTCGCTCGTCCCCATCTGGAGCGTGCGAATCCTTTGCTCTTGCCGATCAAGCTCAGCGTCAGCCAGTCCCTTGTAAGCCTCAGACAGTAGCTCTACGCCATCGTCACGCTTGATGAGGTCGAGCAGCTGGCGCTCCGATACGGTCGATGGGTCCGCCCCAAGATCGCCTGCGCGAATCTCTCCAGCCATACTCGGCTCTTCAGACTTAAGTTCCTGACGGGCAGCGGACGCGATCTTTTCGAGTGCGGCAGCACGCTCCTCGAGCGTTGCGTTCATGTCGAACGCGATGCCCATCATTTCGACGACCTTGGCGTCGGCCTTGCCTCCCATGGCCTGCATCATGTGCAGCTGAAACTCAGCCATCTGGTTGAGTTGATGGCGCTCCTCTTCATTCATGGAGCGTTCGCCAAGCTTGGCTGAGTTGAAGAACGGACCGACGCCGCCCATCTGGAATGCGGAGAACGTGCCCTGACCTCCGAGCATACCGATCATCGAGCCCATCGCGTGCGGGTCAAACGCATCGACCCCCGCGAAGTACGCGACCTTATCGGAGATGTCCATCCTGTCCCACGACTCGCCGTCTTTGGCTGCATTGATCGCGGCCGCCGAGTACCTTCCGAACATGTACCCGACAAACGCAGTGTCAGCGAACTGAGCGACCATCTCGGTGCGCAGCTTCCGGCCGACCTCACCGTACATGCCAGCTTTTACGGCGTTGAGCTGCTTCTCGGCAGCTTCGCTGCGAAGGGCGTTGAACGCCTTCCACCCGCTGTCAAACATTCCTGTGTCGGCTGCTCCCTTGGCGGCAAGCTGAATACCGATACGCTCGGACATCTCGCGCCCGAACTTGTTGTTGAGGGCGAGGCCGGCGATACGCCGAGTCATGCGCGACGTGCCGCCAAGAACGTGCTCAACAGCCCATTCAGACGCACCGTCGCTCAAGGCACCGGCAAGGTTGATGTCACCGCCAGCGGTAGCCTGCAAGGCTACGTTGTAGTACACCTCCCCTGCTAGGTCCGCCATGTTGAAACGCAGACCCGGAGCCGCGATAGCCTTGGCAGCAGGAGCTGCCGCACGAGCCAACGCCTTTCCAGAGATGGCCGCGAACTGGCCCATCTTGCTCGCTCCAAGAGCTGAAGATGCGGCCCGTGCGATGGCTCCCTTGCCTACAGCACCAAGGCCCTTGGCAACCTTCCCGCCTAGTCCTCGTGTGCCGAGCTCGAGGCCGACGTACTCGAGAACGCCGACCATAGTCTTACCAGCCTCCCACGCAAACCCACGTTCCACGTCGAGCTCTTCGAGTGCACGCTGAATCTCGGGGCGTCCATAGAGTTCGTAGTCGATCGCTGCATTGCCAGTCAGGTAAGGAACGTTGCGTTCGCCATACGGCGTCCACATCTTGGCGTCGTATGTGCCATCCTTACCTGCAAACCTGTGGTACGTGTTTCCGATGAGGGTGTTGTCCCAGAACCCAGAGCCCTTCGACTCGATCATCGAGTCCATCATCTTCGGGCTTGCTGTGATGGTGGTCTCGGTTCCATCCGCAAGGCGCACAGAGAACGTTCGGTTCTCTTTGAAGTTCGGGATTTCAACCGGATCAACGCCGCCGTACTCATTCGGGACATCTACGTAGCGACGGCCGGTATTCGGGTCGACACGCATCTTGTCCCCATACACGACGGATCGCTTGTTGAGCGAAACATCGGATGTGAACGACGGAGTCTCTAGAAACGTAGAAGACAGCCCTAGACGCTTAGCCTTGATGGACGCGAGATCTTCGCCAACCCCGGCGACGCTAGGGTCGACCAAATCATCAAAGGCTCCACGAGCGAATGCAGACTCGGGCTCATTGGCCGTTATGTAGTCGTAAAAGTCAGCTTCGTTGCGTTCCGGAGGAGCAAAGTATCCTCCGATCATGCGCTCATTTTTAGTGCTGGGATCCCTAGCCGGATATCCCCAATCAAGAATCTGATCCCTCGGAGGAAGAATGTCTTCGCGGTAATCTTTCAGAAACTCAGGATATCGAGACTTGGCAGCCTTCGACCATTCACGCGGTGCAACCGCGCCATCGCGCTGCCTAGGGTTAGCCCTGTTGCGATGAAGCTCGACCGTTCTAGCCAAGCGAGTGAACGCCTTCGAACGCTCCTCGTCAGGAGATGAAGCCCATGCCGACATGTTCTCAAGAATCGAGTCGACGGCTTGAAACGCCCGAAGCCTACGCGGGTCATCTTCAGGAAGGCTTGTGCCCGTCTCCACGTCAAGCAGATTGAGGACGTGGTCGACGAGCTCCCCGCTCTTGTATCCAGAGATGTCGAGGTACTGATTCTTTTCCTGAAGAGCCATGTACTACTACTGGTTCGGGTTTGTTGTGAGCAGATCAGAGCCGGGAAGTGCAGGACGACCGGGGACAACAGGAAGCGGAGGACGACCGGGAACAATAGGAAGCGCAGGACGACCGGGAACAATAGGAAGCGGAGGTAGCGTCTGCGGCGGACCTGCAGGAAGCGGAGGTAGCGTCTGCGGCGCTTGATTGGCAGGGGGAGGAGGCGGCGTCTGAGGAGCACCAGATTTACGCGCAGCAAGCGATCTCTGAATCGCGAGGTTCGTGTAGTTAACAGCCTCGGAGCTTTGACCGGATCGAGCAAGATCTGCGATCGTTCGGATAGCAGAGCTAGATCCCGTCCCTCCACCGCTGACCTGAGAGAAAGCCACGATCGCAGCAGCGTTAGGTCCGAGCCGCTGCTTGGTCAGCTTCGTCAAGGCTTCCTCGAGCGCAGCATCCTTGCGGTTCGGAACGACGACCTTGATATCCGGAATGCCGTTGTTGTCAAAGACATACACACGAGCATTCTCTGCGGACTTGGTCTTATCCTGCTCCGTAAGGGCAGGAACGTTGATCTCACCCTTCAGGGCAGACAGAGACTCTGCAGGAGTATCTCCCCACAGTGTCAGCAGCTGAGCATCCTTGGACACATCTTCACCAGAAGCCAAGCTGTTGGACAAGTCACGCAGTGCTCGCTGTTCGGTCTTGCCCCATCCCTCTCCAGATGCGCTAGCCGCCGAACTGGCATCGCTTGATAGCTTGGCCTCCGTCTCTAGGAGAGCTTTCTTGAGGTCGTATTCTTCCTTAGTCGCAGCCCTTTGAAGCTCATCGCGCCTCTGAAGAAGCTGCTTCTCAAGTTCAAAGTTTTGATTGGCCTTGGCTGCGTCTAGTTCCGCCTCGACTTTCGACAACTCTTCCTTGTTCTTGAACTCAGTGCTGAGTATGTCCTTGGTGTTGCTGAGCTGAACTCCAAGGGTCTTGCGCTCCTCTGCGCCGCGAGCCTCGATCGCCCCGATCTCCTGCTTGCCTTGGGCCTCGATCGCCTTGAGCCGAGCTTCGAAGTCACGGTTCTGGGATTCCTGTTCGGCCCGCAACTTTAGTCCGGGGCTGGCCTCCATCGGCGTCATGAGGCTGAAGGTTTGAGACCTCGCGCTCTGCATGAACTCTTCAGTATTTGTGAACAGGCCCTTGTCTGCCGTTAGCGCGGCAAGGTCGTCAGTACTCACAAAACCTCTCGCCACCAGCGTAAGAGCTTCAGCCTTGAGAGCAGCATTTGCTTCAGGCTTAAGAATTCGGCCAGTAATTGGCTTCTTCATGAACTCATACAAAGAGCTCGCTTGGCTCGGCTGATAGCCCTCAACGTTCACCAGCTGGTCGACGACCTCATTCCTGCGGTACGTCTCAAGGTCAGAGCTGAAGGAAACACCTTTAAGCTTAGCTTCGGAAGAATCCGCAGCAAACTTGGAGGCAGCGCGATCAAGCGCCGGCTTGAACGTCGCCTCCAGCGCGTCGTACTGAGCCGTGTCGGTGTTGTTGGGGTCCGTCAGCTTTTGTGCAAACGCCTGAACATCCTTCTCGCCTTGAAGCTTTTCTCGGCGCTGAAGTCCAGCGGTAACTCCTTGAGCAAGCGATTGACCAATCGATGCGTAGGCATTCCCCATTGCCCTTGCACCCTCAGTGATAGGACTAAGGTCCATCTGAGGAACCGGAGGGGCAAAGAAGCTGAATCGTCCAGAGTTATCTGCCATGTGCTACTCCACTAGATAAGAGCTGCAGTAGCAAGTCCAGCGATGGAGCCAACAGCCTGAAATATTCCAGCTTTTTCTGTGGCCTTCGCACCTTGTCTAGCCGCCTCGAGATTGATCTGCTGGCCCTTTGTTGCAGCAACGGTCTGCATGACCGTGTCGACAAACCCCTTCATGGCGTCGAAGCGCATGGCATCTTGCTCTGCTCGACGCTGAGTCAAGTAGCTACGTGCTCGATCTGCCATGATGGATCGATTCGCTCCTCGCATAGCAGCCATCGCCGGTGCCGCGACTCCTGACGCAGCATATGAACGCATTGCGGCGTTCACATCAGCCTCGCCACCTCCAATGATCTGACCCATCCCCAAGGCGGTAGATCGCATCTGAGACGCAGCGCCAAGGAAACCTCCCGGCCCCATCTCGCCCTTAAGCCACTGAGCCAAGAACGCGGGGCTGTAGTTCTGAGTCCTCTTTCCACCGAACGGGTTAGACGCAAGCTGTTCCTGCGTTAGCCCATATGGAGCGCCCCAGTTGAGGCTACCCAGTAGGCCGGCACCGGTTCCGGACGGATTAGTGAGCGGGATACGATTCCCGGCCTCGTCCCTTTGGTTCGTGTAGTACGTCTCTCTCCAGCCCATATGTCACCTACTTGCTGTCGACGATCTGATGCCTGAGGGTAAGGTCCAGAAGCTCCCAGATCGTACCAGAATGGTTCGACGGAAGACGGAACATCAAACGGATCGAACGTGCCTCTTGGATGTGCAAGGCCAGTTCTTCGGAGCTGAACGGCTGAGACAGATCGATACTGAACGATCCGATTGGAGCAGCCGCTCGGTTGCGGTAGACCTCGACGGTCATGGTGCCGGTAAGCCCTTCGGGGCGTGAGGCATCTAGGTAGTGGACAAGCTTGTCGATCTCGTTGAGCTCGAGGTCCATGTCCTTCGTCGACCAGCGCGACTGCAGAGCGCCAGATCCGATCGACCCTAGGTTGTTCTCCAGCTTGGTTCCGCGCATCGACAGCTGCGTGTACGGGCTGTCCATCCAGACCGCAAACCCTTCCTCCGTACCGGCGACCAGCTGGAACTGGCTGTCACCAGAGCGGTACAGCGTCGCGAAGCTCGAGGCTGCCGGCTCTTCGTAGTACGAGTACCGATGGCCGGCAATGAGCTCAGCTCGGATCGTATCTTCTCCCTTCATCGGATGCTGGAACTCCAGCCCGATGCGGGCGCTCATCCGATCATCGCCAATCTTCCTCGCCGTCATAACGATCTGACCGCGCTGCCGATTGATGCCGGCGGCACACATCTCCAGTGAGGCGTGGTCGAACGTCTTCATCAGGTTCTGGATGCGCCAGCCCACGAAGAACGGCGTGTAGTCGGACAGCAGGACCATCGGTCCGCGATCGCTCATGTAGTAGACGCGATCCTCCAGCGATGCGATCGATGCGTTGGATGTGCAGCCGTCTCCAACCACGACACGCTGCATCAGGACAATTTCATCAGAGAACGAGTAGGCAACGATGGCCCCACGCTTCATGACGACGAAGGCATCTCGCATCGACACCAAGCCGGTGATGTCGCTCTCTCCAGCCGCAACGGGAAGAACGTTGGCTACAGGGAAGGAGGAGTACACACCCGCCTTGGAATAGGCAACGCTGTTAGGCGACGAGCGGAGCTTGCCAGCCACGAGTCGACCTGCCGAGAACGTGATGTAGGAAGCTCGAGGAGGAGCTCCGTAGGTTGACAGAAGCGTCGCCGCCGTAATGGGGTCCGACAGCGCCTGCATCGATACGTCATCAATGGGGACGCTTGCCGAGTACGAGCTCGAGTCTTCGATGTCCTTGGCGATGTAGTAGGTGCTCGATCCATCCAGAGACATGCGCACGCGACGCCACACCGTGCGGTCCTGCTCGGTAGATACAGGCAGGTTCTCGAGCACGAGATCGACGCGGCCCGAAGGGTTGTTGTTGTCTTCGATCTGGATCTTGAACGAGACCTCGTCTCCCGGTTCGCCTTCTTCGTCGCTATCAGGATCGTAGAAGGAAAGCCTCATCCGACGAGTACCGGGCGCAACCTCCCTCGTGTATCCGATCACAAGAGGTGCAGTGCTGGTCGACGCGGCATCCAGAGCGATCGTGTTTGTCGCGTTAGGCTGCGTCGAAGACGGGGCCGTGCTGAAAGTCGCGGTCGATGTCCAAGGGAAGGCCGTAGCCACGCTCACGGTATCAACCGCTACGCGAGCGTAGCCTCCTGTCTCAGCATGCAGCTCACCTGCCGGAACGCCCTGCAACGGAAGCGATCCATCCTCTGGGTTGGTTGATCCCTGCAGGCCAAACACGTCAGTGCCAGCTTCACACCCGCATGTGGCTCGCTGTCTAGCAGCGAGAGACTGGCTGAAGTCCTCGAAGACATGCAGCTTGCCGACCTTGTAACTGCCGGAATCCGTCAACGCTGTCGAGAACATGCCCCATGCAAACGACCATGCACGTCCGTTGAACTGCGAGATGCCCGACAGCGGATCGCCTGCGAGGCTTGAGCCAAAAACCTCGATCGCGTAGTCGGCCTTATCAGGAGTTACTGATGCGTCGTAGTCAGGACTCTTGACGAGGGATACGTCTGGAAAAATAGAGACATACTGATTGCCGGTAGTAAAGCTGAACGAAGGGCTCGTGCTGTCTTCTTTGATAACACGGACCTGAGTCGCGCTAATGAACTCAACGATCCTGAAAACTTCAGACCCGAACGGAGCGGGAGAGTTGCTGTCTTCAATCTGAAGAAGCATGCCAACGTGGTCTAGGACAAACCTAGGCGTTGTACTTGACGCGATGGCTACGATGTTGGATGTAGTATTTACCTTATCCAGCGTTAGCTTGTACAGGACGCATCCGGAGGGAGTCGTTCTAGACTCCGCAGGCCCACCGTACAAAGGCGTACCTGCCGTATAGGACGAGTCTGCAGCAACAAAGCTAACGCATGCTCTGTTGCTGGATTTGTTTGCGTAGAAGTTGTAGTACGCCTTGGTTGGATTCCCAACCTTTTGATGCGACTTGGCGTCGTACCCACACCATGTGTAGAAATCGCCAGTGCTATTGCTGACCCGTGGGAACCGCCTAACGACAAGCGAGTCGTATGTGGCATTCTGATCAGCAGCAACACCGGAGTTCCCGTAGTGAACACTGTTGAGCCAGTTGCCGCCTCCGTAATACAAAGGGCCACCGGTGGTGTACGTATGGCCACCACGCGGATACCACTTGCAGTAGTACAGGTAGTAGACAAACCCCGGTTCGATCACCGGCTTGCTGGTTGATACGTAGACCTCTTTCTTGAGCTTTGTGTCGTACCAGCCGCAGACAACGTGACCGTCTCGCACTTCGATGAACGGTCCTCCGCTATCGATCGAGTCTCGGCGCGAGAAGATCGGGATGCGCCCCGTGACGCTGTCGAGCTCGAGGTAGCACTTGAAGGCAAAGCACTTGTCGATGCCCCACGCCATCGCTGAATCGGATGGCTGAGACATGTAAGCCGTACCCGGTAGGCGATAGTGGAAGACGCTTTCCGTTACCGCAGGAGTCTTGAGCGTTACCGCACTTACAGCAGGATACGGAGGGTTTCCGGATACAGAATAGATGGGGTCGTTGTCGGGGGATACAACCCCACCGACAAACCTGTTGGGCTCCCACAGAGGTGTCTTGATGACGCGGACCCTAGGCTTACTGTTGGGCTTGCGCAGGCCGGCGAAACGGAAGCTAGACATCGATCACACCGATCCTTCCACCATTGGCTACGTACAGCCTACGCTCTGCTGCGGCGAAGCTGAACGGCTCGTCATCGCTTCCAAGCTCGTGGCTCAAGCTGATGAACGGGTGGCTGTAGATCGTCGCCTCGACGTTGCCGCTCGCCTGCGACTCCCACATCATCACTTCACCGATCGGCGTCTGGCTGTATAGGGCAATGACTTCAGCCTGTCCCGGCATCGGAGGGCTGCTTGGGTCAAAGGGGACTCCGTCGTCATACAACTTGTCTCCAGAGACCGCTGTGAAACATGCAACCTTCGATAGCTTTCCGCCTAGGCCATGCACCCACCCGCTGATGAGGTTGAGCTGCATAGGGTTGTTGACTCGGTTTGCTGTACCAGAGAACGTTGGCTGTGTACCAGCTGCCTCAGAAGCTCGCTGAGATCCAAGGGCAATAACTTCTGCGTTGGCAACGAACTCAGCCCCAGATCCAGAAACCCAAGGCGCTGTTCCGGACAGACCATCAGCGACAGCATCGACACCTACCGTCGTAGGAATACCATCGATCCAGCACGAAGGGACTTGCAGCTCACCGTTGGCATTGCCTCGAACCACCCATCTGATGTGTACCCACTTCCCAGTGGTAATGGTTCCGGACGAGTCTGCGTTGAACCTGCGGTAAGGACGCAATACTCCGGAAACTGTGTCAGATGAATGGATCGAGAACCTAGGCCGTCCATTCACGATCGAAGCGCACCACCGAGATCCTTCGACGGATCCGGATACGGTGTCGACCATAGAGTCGTTGCCAACCCACGCAACGGTTCGAGTCCCAAGAATCGAATCAAGCCAGACATAGGCATCGAAGCACCAGACGCGGATGTAGGCCGGGTCAGACCCATGCGAAGGTTGAGGGATATCTCCGATGTTGGAGTAAGGGCATACGACACGATCGCTCTGCTCTCGGAACTCCAGTGCTACCTTGCCGTCATCCTTGCGCCATCTGTCATCGACCTCAAAGATCGATCCACGAGATCCTGCGAACAGCTTCCCGTCAAAGCCATACAGCCCGCGCACTGCGTTGCCACGACCGAGCGATGCTCCACGCACAGATCTGGGCTTCCATAGATAGGAGCTACCGGTCCCGATGTTGCTGTAGATGCGCACACGCCATCCAAGCCCCAGATCGACGAGCGAACCGAACATGGGATCCGTCATCTGAGCCGTAGAGACGCTTGCTGTCTGCAGTACGGAGCTGATGTTGTACCCACCTCCGCTGGATACGGAGAACTCTTGGTCCGTCATGTCATCATCGAATGTCGACGACGCAATAGCCTTGTGCGCCACAATCTTGACGCCACCTTGGCTCGGACCGTAATAGGGGCGATTGAGAGACAGCGATCCAGATGCGTACGCGCCAGAGTAGTACGTAGCCGGCACAAGCTTCGGAAGATCATCTTCGTCCGGAAGCTCTACCTTGTCCTCACCGATGCGGATGATGGATCGCTCGGCGCTGTCAGCGAACGCTGTGAATGACGCGCCACCCGGAAGGATCGACCAAGATCCATTGGTCACGCGAACCGTTCCGCCGGAAGGAGAGCTCTGTATCTTGCTCAGTTCGGGGTCGCCGTTGATCGCATCCGGGTGCGTAGTCTTTCCACCATTGGTTGCCGCCGCAGATCCTGACGTTGCAGGAAGCGCGCCCGGAGGGCGAGAGGTGTAGACAGTGACCGAGTCTACGATCATGCGGCAGCATGCTTCCCAGATCGATCGACCCTGCGCTTGCCACACAGGTGTCGAAGCTGAGTAGTACTTCTCGCGAAGGCGCGGAGACCATGATCCACCGATCGTAATTACGCTGCGCTCGATCTCACGTGGATCGATGGACTGCTCGGACCAGTAGCACTTTTCAGATCCATCATTGACAGCGATGTAGATCCTGTATGTTCCGCTGGTCGCAGTAGGCTCAAAGCCAATCTGGATCGTGATAGGCCGCCCAACCCAGCTTGCGCTATCGTCCCACCTGTTAGTCCAAGGCCCAACAGCGCCACCTCCGGTATTCCACCACGTGTGAACACCTGTAGCCCCAGTGCCCGGAACCTTAGCCAGATAGTCAATCTCGTCATAGCTAGAGACTGTCTTCAGGCTGAACCCCATGGGCATCGAAGCCGCAGTAATGGCTCCGGTTAGCATGGATGACTCAAGCTCGGAAGCGTGCGATAGCTCCAGCAACGGCTGCGGAGGAGAGAACGTTCCGGATGCTGTCTGAGGAACGGATGACGCTACGGAAGAGATATCACGATCAGGCTTCGCCGCAGACCATGCGGCAATAACCGGAGGCATTCTGTGCTGATATGAGAATGCGGTGGCTACGTTGTATAGGCGCGTCCATAGCTCGCGCTTCTGTTGCATCCCGTAGTAGGCTTCTCCGAGCCGCACGCGCATGTTGATGGCAAAGCCGTTGAACCCATCATTGATCGCTGCATGCACCTGCTTCAGCAGATCAGGGTTGTCGCGCATGTCGAGTGTTAGAGCCTCGCCCTCACCGGACAGCCACACGCCTCCGGTTCTGGTCTTTGCCATGCCAAGCGGCATCATGTACCCGTCGTTCTGAAGGATCGATTCGCGCACGACATCGTCGCCGCCATCATCGCACCTCCACAACCCTACGATCAGGCCGCTCGGATCTGACTCGAAGTCATGCTGAAGATCGTATGCATCGGGCTCTTGCGCTCCAGAGTAGATGCGAAGATCGCTAACGATTAGCGGTCTCTGCACCCAACGGAACGCACGAAGTGTTACGGATGCATCCGACGAAGCAATTGCGAAAGTCGGAGCTCCAGAAAATCCCTTGAACTCAGACGTGATGTACTGCTGTTGAGAGCCACCGTACGGAGGCGCTCCAAGGGTGTAGGTGCCGATAGAGATCAGCTGGCCCGCCGCATCGTTTGAGCTAAAGCTTGGCGAGGCAGTCGAGCATCCAAGTACTAGGCGGTAGCTTCGCAGTGCTTCTGAGTTGAACCCAGAAGGGGCAGCCGTCGTTCCTCCAAGACCGGCCCAAGGATATCCATACGGTCCCCAAGGGCTTCGTCCCTGCACTCCAATGCCAGTCCAAACTCCGTTCTCGTCGCCCCACGTTACTCCTGCGTGAGCAGTGGACTGAACAAGGCCGCGCTGATTGACCTCGAAGATGGTTCCGGTCGCATCAAGGGCATTACGCTCGATCTCAAGCTGATAGCCAGCTCCGGCGGCTACCGTGTTGACTCCGGACGGGGCGGCCTCTGGGCTCGTTATTTCGCCATACAATGTTGACGTTTGCCCGTGAGCGGACATGTCCATCATGTCGAACCCGCCAAGCTCTGCAGGCACAGCGTCGATGCCAAACGGGATGAACCCAGCGTTTGTCCAAGGTGCAAAGCGTTGGTTCAGACCAACGAACATCGCATCCTTGCCCCACCATCGAATGCCATACTTGGCGAAGTACTCGAGGCCATCGCTCGGCCCCTTGTACCGGATCAACGTAGATTGACCGGGCTTCGTCTGGTCGTACTCGAAGGTCTGAATGCTCTCGTAGTCATCGCAGCAGCGCACACGGATAAGCCCATCACCGTTCCATGACGGAGTAGGCTGAACGCCAGTGCCTGACGTGCCGCTATCCAGAGTCAGGGAGATCGATACGTGATGGTTCTTTCCGGGCTCTGCAAACCAAGGGGCGATGAACGCTCGGTATGCGAACGTCGGATATCGGCCGAAGCTAGAAGCTACTTGGGCAGCTTCATTGTTGTAGACCTGAGTGTTGCTCAGCGAATAGCGAGCCCGCACGGGTCGGTCGACACCGAACTGTGGGGCGTCCAGCCACATGAAGCACAGGGCGTAGTTGCTGCGACGATTCTTGTACAGCTGGTTGGATAGGCCAAGACCGTTGATCCCGCCACCGACATCCATGTCCAGCAGGTTTCCAACGTTGACGAGGCCCAGCGCCCACGACATCGGCGTTAGGCGGTCTCCTCCCTTCTGAACAATTGCGATGAACTCGTCGACCTCTTCTCCCTGAAGCAGAGTCGTCCACGTGGCATTGGGCGTCGTCCGACTACCAAGCGTCACTGCGCTCATAAGCTTGGTATCTTCCGGAAGACGGAACGAAACCTTGAGCTCGAAGTTACGGCCGCGCTGTGTAGCCCAGTTCTTGTCGGCAGGAGCAGCGGATCCGGTTGGAAGCGAAGCCAGCACACCACCGATGTCCTGAAGCTCGTTGTACGGGATGTACACAGAGCTCATCAGCGGAACGCTCTTCGAAGGGAGAACAGGCAAAAGGCTGCCCGGAACCTTTCGACCAACAAGCAGGCCCGGACGGACGGCAGTCTGGTTGTTGAACTTCTTGTTTCCGCGACTCGACTTGGCGCTGATCCCATCAAAGTCAACGTTTAGGCAGTCGGGCGTCTCCGTCTCAAGAAGAAGCGACGGGTGCTGCCCTTGGTTCAATCCGCCGGCGAGGTTAGGAAGCCGATGCCGGAACCATAGGCCCGCAGTGCGTTGATTGATCGGTCCGCTCATCGCCAGCCATACCAGTAGGGGTCCACGTTCGGATCGTCATCGACGAGGAACTCCTCGCCTTGGTTGATCGTCGTCAGCATCCCATCCGTACGAGGCTGCAACCCGATGGTGAACTGACGCTCGAGCTTCTCAAGCTGCGGCCGGCACAGCTGCATCGCAGACGTGTTCTGCGTGCGCTGGAACAGATCGTGCGCAACCAGCTCGATGAGATAGGTCAGGTGGATGTCCTCGATCTCGCAGTGCATCTCCATCGTGTCTGCGGCCACGGGCAGCGCCGGGAACGACGGCTTGACGGTCAGCACCCACGTCGGGATCGTAGCGATCACCTGAAGGGATTGACCCGTAACGACAGACGGTCCGCCTCGAGGATCTCGGCCGGATACAACGGTCGTGACCTCGAACTGCGCTCCGAGCATGCATCCCTCTTCGGTCTCGAACGTGTAGCCCGCACCACCGTCCACAGCTATCCGAAGCTCAGAAGTACTGGCGCTGTTGGAGGAGACGACAACCGGTCGCAGCAGCGCCGGAACCTTCGCGGCCATAATCCGGATGTCCAGAGCCGTCTTGGTTCGGACATCGATCGAGCGAGATCCAGAAAACCCCCACTCGGTGCGCTGAAGATCTCGATAGATCTCGCTGCTATTGAGCTGAGAGATTCGGCGGATGCGGTAGACCCAGCTGGGAAGGTAATAGCGATACGTCTCGCTATCGATCTGCTCCACCATGCGCGTGTTGGACGCGAGCAGATCAAGCTTCTGATTGCTGTAGCTTGTGTCAGCCTCGACGCGCTTGCGCGTGATCGCACGAGCGTGCCGGTTGATCCAGAAGACGATGTCCTTGTCGGTGTGGTACTTGCTACCGGGATCGTTCACTCGGTGGCGGACGGCAGTGATGAGCTCGGAGAGTCGCATGGTTCAGGCAGCTTACTGTTGTTGAGCGCCCACTTCTTGGTCTTGCCGAAGATGCTTCGAACCCGACCCGGAACATCGATCCGCTCGCTCCAAGTATCCTTGAACAGCTTGTCGCGATCGCGCTCGTTCTGCTCGTCAGCGTGCTCGAACTGACGGACTTGGTCATCGACCCAGCCCTGACGGCCACCGTGCTGCACCTGCATACGAGCTAGGCGCTCGTAGATGCGGTCGTCGAGCTCAACGGGATACCCGTTCTTCTCAGCGACCAAGACGCAATACGGACGGCGCGACACGCGCTCCAGATCCCAAATCTGGTAGGAGTCGGGGTGGAACCCGTGTCGCACCGCATAGTGGGGATCCCTCTTCACAAAGAGATCCCCACCTAGCGGAAGGTGTCGCAGACGCTTCTGGAAACCTTCCGGACTCATCTAGACGTACCGCTCGTACTTGGGGTCAAGAATCAGATACACCATTCCGTTCTGAGCGCCCGCGCCTGCATCGCGGATGTTGTTGTACGTCTTGTCAAACGTGAACGTGTTCGCGACACCGCCGGCACCGCCTGCGTACACCAAAGCCTTGATGGCTGCAAGCGGAAGTGTTCGGCTCCAGATCGGATAGCGAGTGCCAGTGAGGTTCGTGAAGCCAACGCTCAGAGCAGCGCCAGTCGACAGCGGAGTACCGCCAGCAGTGATCGCCTCGATGGTGATCGAAGTGATACGCCGATAGCAGTTCTGCGTGAACGCATTGTTCGTCGAGCTGACAGCGCCAATAATGGTCACAAGCTCAGTGACGGTGTCACCGAAGTGATTCTCGCCGTTGACTCGGAACTGCACGGTGTGAGCCGTCGCCCCGCAGGCAAGGGTGAGATAGAGGTTCAGCGGCTGGCGCGTGTACTGAGACGTGACCCCAGTATCACTCCCGGCCGCTTTGCCGACCTGAGAGACCGCGTTGGCATACGCCGCGATGGTCGCTGTCGGCAGCGTGCAGAGCTCCATGACGTACTCATGGCGCTTGAGGTGAGAGCCAGCCTCGAACTGGCCAAGATGGATTGCCATGTGTGGTGGCTCCTTCTAGGCCAGATCCGTGATGAGGAGGTGCTTGTCGCGCGTGTCGCAACCCATCGTCTCGCGGCAGTAGAACGTAGCCTGATACTCGTCCTTGTCGAGAATACGCTGGTAGATCGCACCATCCTTGTCCATCCACGTCATGTCCTTCATGACGTAGAGCTTCAGGTCGGTCTCGTCGATGAACTCGAGCGAGTTGCTGTAGCAATCGCGATCCGCGAACATCGGGATGCCGTGGATCGTGAGATCGCTGTAGCCCAGATCGAAGTCGATCGTACCGCCGGTCGTGTTGAAGCGACGCTCGGGGAGCACCAAGGCAGCGATCTTGCGGATCTGCTTGAAGTCACCGAAGATCGCAGTCGGAACAGTATCCGCCTTCTCGACCACCGTCATGACCGCCTCATCGAGGAGATCGATGGTGACCGGACGCGCAACGGCGCTGTTCGAGAGGACCGTAGCACGGTGCCAGTCGTTGGCAGCAAGGCTGGCGTCGACGCCTTGGAAGTGGGTGTCGTGAAGAGGGTTCGACACGCCGAGGATGCCACGGATGCCCATCGGCTCGTTCTTGAAGCCGATATCTGCCGCAGTGTAGTCACCGACGAGGGTGCCCACGACGTTGCCGGTAGCGATAACGTCGTTGTTGTTCGACGTACCAGCGAGAACCGTGACAACGATCTGGTTCGATCCACTACGGCTAGTCACACGCAGAGCAGAGGTCACGGCAAACGAACTAGGGTTGAGCGTGACAATGATCTGGTTCGGCTTCAGCCAGCGGTTCGGAGCCATGTCGGTCATGGTCACGTAGCCCTCGATAGTCGTGGGGACACCGAGGGTCAGCGTCGTACCACCACCGCCCGCAGTAATACGAGCAAGAATACCCGAACCATCGCCGCTGTACATGCGCTGGCGCTGACGGGCGAGAAGCTTGGCCTTGGCCTGCATCTCGTTCATCACGATGTCCAGCCACGACGCGATCGCACTGTCGTTGGCATCAGACGTGATGCCGTCGAACTTCATGCGGCCGTAGATGTGGCGAACACCAAAGCTGTACTGGCTGAACTTCTCGGTATCGGGCTCAGGGAGCGTGCCGCCGGCACCGATCGAGACGACGCCGCTGGCATCATCCGTGTGGACCGGGAAAACGACGTTCTTGCCCTGAACTCGGGTCGAGTTGCGCGGCAGTCGCTTCAGGCGCGTGTTGGGGTAGATGACCGTGTCAGCGACCACGGGCAGGAACAAGTCCTGCAGAATTCGGGTGTAGTAATCACCGGTGCCGTAAACGACACCACCAGCCGACGCATCAATAAGAGTCTTTGCCATGTCAGTTCAATCCTTGGCCGTTAGAGGAGGCCAGCCTTTCGCGCATATTCCAGCGCGGCATTGCGAAGATCGCCGTTGTCAAAGCTCTTCTTGTCGAGCTTCACAGACGGCGTAGCCGAAGTGATACCGCCACGCATAGGGGAGTGACGGGCCATGTCGGCAAGATCTCCGCGACGAAGACCCTGCTTTTGGACCTCCTCCAGAATCTCGCGCTGTTCATTTGCGGCAACGGCCGCAGCAGCGGAGATGGGTTCGTTGGAGTGGGCCATCGTCAGGATCGCTGCTTTGTAGGCAGCCTGACCCGCCTTGTTAAGCGAGCCATCACCGTTCACAAGCCACGGGTATTGGGCGATTTCAGAGCGCACATCGCCCTCGATGCGCGACTTCGCCTCAGCCACCTCGCGGTTCTCGACCTTTACCTTTAGGGCGGCGAGCTCAGCAAGCAGGTTGGGGTCAGCTGCCGGAGTTGCCGGCTTGGCTTCGAACTCACCGCCTTCGTCCCCACGCTGCATGTCATGACCACGCTGAGTCGCGCTCAGCACTGCGTCAGGATTTTGCATGGCAGCAAGGAACGCCTGCTTCAGCTTCGAATTCTGCTCCAAAGAAGAACGCAGCTGCTGATACTCTTGGTACGCAGCGGCATCATCCTTGAGGGCAGACTCTCGCTTGGCGAGCTCCGCAGTTCTCACCTCATAGTCAAGCCCCTTCTGGGCAAGCTCGACCGCCTTTTCCGTGGGCACCCTGATTTCTCGACCGTGGCGTTTCAGAGTCAGCTCAACAGCAGGCGTGACATTTTCCGGATTGCCTTGATGCGCACCCGTGGTGTGGGCGTTGGCGTTGGGGTTCTGGGTTGTCATGTCGTTTTTTCCAGTTAGGAACCAGAGGTGAGTTGTTCGAATTCTTCGCGAGAGATCTCGCGGTAGTAGTTCATGACAAGGACGATACCCTTTTGGGCACCACCATCATGAAGCACGCGGGCCGGGATATTCATCCCCTCTCCGGCGCAGCATTGGCAATGAGGGATAAGGCCACCCCATTGTGAACCCTTGGGCTTATATGCAGTCTCCCAGTTCGTGTGAGGGATGAGCCCATCCGTCTCTCCATGGATCCAGATCGCAGGTCCAAGACAGTGGTAGCACTCGACGTAACCAAGGTTCGGAGTCTTGGCCGACTCATTGAGCTCTTCCAGCTTCGCACGACGCATATCGCGAAGCTTCATCGCGACAGCGAACGCTTGCTCGCGCTGCTGCTCGTCAATCTTGGGAAGGGCGGGCGGCTTGGCCCGCTTGAAGCGAGCATCCGTAGTGGACTTCTGCTCGGCAATTTCGAGTGCCTTTTCTGCGCTATTGTTGGTCATTTTTACCTACGAGGTTGAGATGCTTGCCCAGTCTCACCGGGCATTCCCTTGGAAGCTTGCATCATAGCCATCTGCTGCTGAGCTCGCTCAGCGAGCGTCTGGCTAAACTGCTGCCAACGGTTTACAAGTTTGAGCTGTACAGGCTGAGCCAGTGCCTCAAATTCCAAGCTGTTGAGGAACCTCTCTAGCACACGGCTTCGGACCTGAGGATCATTCCACGGCAAGACCGAAGCCTCGTATGTGGGATCGTCGATGATCCGATCGATCTCTCGCTGCTCGGCCAATTCTTGCTGCATGCGATGATCGGCCCACTCAGATCGAGTGTGGAACGACAGGCCACGAATCAGGATCGACTTGTCATCCGGATCGGCTGGGTTCAGGATGCCAAGCTGTGCAGCTTCAAACATCCGCGCCTGACGGGCAACGGTAGAGTCCATCATGTCGGGTTGAGCCACAACATGGATGCGGTAATGCCCTCGGAGCTCTGCTCCTGTGAACCGCCGAACGTCAAGCTCTCCAGACGGACCCTGCACCTGCATGATGCGAGGGGCGTCGTAGAACCGGCCCATGAGCTCGAGCATGGTCGTCCCAAGATCTGCCGTGCTCTCGAGCATCGCCTCGCTCGTCGGAGTGAGAATCGCGTTGTTGTCTGCCTGAACCGCAGAAACAGCGACTCCAGATCGAAGCTGCCCCGGAAGGCTGTTGTTCGTCGGGTCAGCCTGAGCCGAGATCTTGTCCATCTCCGCTTCCGATTCCGCAGCGTTCTGCAGAACATGCATGGGCTGCTGCGGGGGCGGACTGAACGAAGGCGTTCCGTTGGTGGGATCGTACTCGACAACAAGTCCGGGCACGTTGGCAACCTGCATAGGCTTGATGCCATTACCCTTTGGGATCAGCGTCATGCCATAGCCGGCATTGCGCATGAACCTCATCATGTAGGTGCGCGACTCGTTACGTGCACGCTGCGGACCGCGCAGCTGCTCAACGAGCGACAGGCCCATGAAGCGGCCCTCGACTGGGAACCAATCGAACTTGGTGTACGGCAGCTTTTCGTAGCTGTTCGGCTCGTCCTTGACGATCTGATCTCCGACCATGACGACGTGTCGGCCACGCCAGTTGTTGGTCGCTAGCGGGATCTCGTAGATCTCGATCTCAGTGGCAAGGTCCGTACGGGGTCGACGAGTCGTAAGAGCAACGCCATGGTCTCCCGACAGGAACGCCAACACGTCGCGGTACTGCTCGACTCCGGCAAACTTAGAGCTCGGCTCGGGCGCGACATCGATGCCCCACTGAGACTTGATCACGTCGATAGGCTTGGCAACCTGCGTCCCAGCCCAACGGCAGTCGCTAACGCCACCGCCTCGAGCGTTGGGATCCCAGTGCATCTGGAACGGCTCAATCACATCGAGGCACAGCTCGCCCGGACGCACGTCGCGATAGCGGCGCTTTTGCTCCAGATACAAGCGCAGCTCGTCGTTGAAGAGCGCCTCAATGTTGGGCTCGTTGTCGTTCTCGTTGAGATAGATCCGTCTGGGGTGACCGATGTCAGGATCCCAACCGGGACGCAGGAAGCCAGAGCCGCAGACAGCGGCCCACATCATGGCCCGCCGCTGCTTCACTCGAAACTTGGTAATACGCTGTGCGTGCTCAAACGCAGACCGAGCGAGCTTGGCAGCCTGCACGTCACGTCGATCATCCGACATGGGAAGAGGCATCAGCGTCGCGTTGAGGCCCTGCAGCTTGGCGAGCGACCGAAGAACCTTCGGGAGGATCAGGTTGGCCTGATACTTCTGCCGACTATAGCGCGGGTCTTTCGGAGGCCGAATGCTCCCAGACTCAGGCACGAAGAATGGCTTGCCATAGAAGTACGCCATGTTGGAGAACCACTGCTCCTCCATGGCTCGGCGCTCGACCGCTAGGTCTGGCGCGATCTTCGTTTTGACAAAGTCTTCTGCCTTCAACCGTAGAGCTCCTCATCGGGGTCTTCGGCCGGCATAGAACGCTGCATGAACTCCGCAACGCTTGCAGCCGTGCGAGCCTGATCAGCTTGGATCACCAACTGTGCAGCCTGAGGAGACTTCATGCCAACGATCTCAAGGCGAGCCACATCGAGCGACTTGCGGTCAGCCTCGATGACCTTGAGAAGGCAGTGCTGCGTCCATGCGCTCCACGCGAGGTGAGCGGCCAGCACAACCATCGACACGATTACGATCAGCTCCATTCATCGCTCCAGTCAGAGTCTTCGCCCGAAATCGTACCCACATCTGCGTCTTCGTTGCAATCCTGCTCGAACTGTTTCCAGTGCACCTCGTCAGGGCTTAGCGTCTTTTGCTCCTCCTTGGACTTCACGAAGCCGGAGGCCAAAGCATACCGGCGACCCATAAGCGCGATACCCCAAGCCATGACGTAGTCGTCGTGCTCGCCAGACGGGGCGTCCTCGCGCATATTGGCGTCGAGATACATCTTGAGCATCTGCTCGGCCAGACGATGGTCATGGAACCTAGCCCCATCGCCCTCGAGCGCCAGATGCTCTCGGATTTCGTTGAACAGCGTAGGGCGGCTCATGCTGTTCGTAGACCAGCCGAGCTTCTGGGTTGTCCGCTGCCCGATCTTGTCGTAGGTCTCGCGTCGACCGAGCATGGGGTAGGACATGTCGCGCAGGGCGTCCAGAGCGGACACACCCGGTCCCTCGATCTCCGGCATGAGGTACGCGCTACCGTAGTGGAGCCCAAGCATCCCTGCCATGCGGCCAAACTCCTTGGGGCGGATACAGGATCTCGCCGGAGGGCGTGGGCAGTACAGGAGCGTCGCCACCTGCTCGCAAGTGCGGGCATTTATCACGACCGCGACCGAGTCGTCTCCACCCATTACCCCGTGGCCGACATCGACCCCGATGGCGTAGGGCGTTCCCGGTTCTGGGTTGGCCCATATCCACAACGGTCCAGTAGGGTCAGCCACTAGACGATAGGACTTCCGGTCGTCGTCGATTAGGATCGACCCCTTCCAGATCGGATCCTTGGCCTGAGACTTTACGGCGAGAACCTGCGAGGAAGGGAACGCCGGCCTGCCGCTGGCGAGGAATGCCTCCCGTGGAGTCGCTGGGAACTCCTGATGGAACAGGTCTAGGTTCCCACGGAACGTGTTCTCAATTTTGGAACGACGCCACGCAAGCTGTCCGGGATCTAAGCCCATGCGCAGCAGCTCGCGCTCCTCGTCGTCGAGCGTCTCAAGCAAGGATACGGCCTGATCCTTTACTAGCTTGACCGAGTAGTCAAAGTTCTTGTCGAACCACCACGGGAAGAACAGCGCCTTCCAATCGCTCTCGTTGCGGTATGCCCGCATCCAGAACTCGTACCACCAGTTCATTCCGGAGCCCGTACCCTCGTACGAGATGACCGTATT